GAATATGCTTGGCAGGCATCCGGTATATAAAAAATTGTGGCCCTTTTTTGGGCATTCTACGCATCACGCGGCTCTGTTTTCGGAATTGTCGCGCTCAATCGCGCGTAAATGGATCTTGGTTTCCAGGTGCCGGATGAACCCGGTGACGCCTCGCGGACCGTGGAACTGTGATTCGAGACCATGCCGGTCCATGTACTTCTTCAGGCGAGCGAGAAGGTCCTCTTCTTCGTCGATAACGGCGGCGTTCTTGAGGCGGCGCTGGTAGTTCCGGATCGTGTGCCGGGTGACGTCAGTGTCGGCAAACTCGGGAAGTTTCAGGATGTCGGCCGGGAACAGGTCGAGGTTCTCCCGGATGATCTGGATCTGGCGATCAGTGAGTGTCGGTGGGCGAGTCATACTTCGAGTTCCTCTGGTGTTAGGGTGATGCTGTCAGATTCTTCCACGCCGGCACCTTCTTCCTCGACGCGGTAGTCGGCGTCGATGAGGGTGCACCGGCAGTTCGGTTCGCCGAGCCAGGGGGCCTTATCGATCGGGTAGATCTTGCCGTCCCTCGCCAGGTGATCGGGCCGGGCCTTGCCGTCGTCGACGGCGATGTACTCGAGATAGTGGACCCCGGTCTTCAGGTAGGTCGCAACCCGGGCGTCGGTCCGGAGTTTCTGCGCCTCCGTCCGTGCGGCAGTGGTGGCGTTGTGGGCGGTTCCCTCGAAGTAGGTCCGGAGCTCGCGGGCGATCTGGTGCGGATGCATGCCATCCCGTTGCCCGTCGCTGATGATGCGGAGGATCTCATTCTGGTCACGCGTGGCCATGTCAGCGAGCCACGGCTTGAACGTGCGCCGGGTGGTGATGGAGACGCGGCCGTCGCCGAGGGCCGTGACCACGCGCTCGATGATATCGGTCCCGCCCTTCGCGACCTGCGCCCGGTAGGCGGCGACCTGCTCCTTCGTGATGCCGGCGACGATCTGCCGGGTGAACTTGTCGGCGGTCCGGCGCCGGAGTTCGCCGAGGGTTGAGTCTACTGCGACCGGGACGAGGGTCTCGGCCTCCTCGATGAGGGCGGCAGCGATTGCCTCCTGCCGGTCCGCGAGGACCTCTTCGATGAGTTTCCGCTGCTCGTCGGTCGGCATGTCAGCACTCTATCGCGTCGAGCACGCTCCAATCGAGGCGTGAGGCGTATTTGTGGATGCTGTACATGAGCGCGTCGCGGAATGCGTAGAACGCCGAGGATGGCCACACTCGGACCGTGACGAGAACCGGAGAACATCCGGGTTCTTTTACGAAGATCTTCTCGCCATCAATCCAGTCGAGAAGGGGGTCTTTGAGGGGCATCATTCACCCCCGATCCGAGTTTCGTCGATCTTGTGGTCCCCGCACCAGTCCGTTTCGAACACTGCAGGCCACCCGTTTAACGTCGGGGCACGGCGTCGACATCTCCCGATGTTGCGCGGCCCTTTTGGGACGAAATACATGCAGGTTTTGCACCGCATCCCCGCGGACCGGTGCTCCCAGTTGTCTTCCATATCATTCACCTCCCCTCTCCAGTATCCGCTCAATCGCCCGGAGGCTCGCCTCGTTCGCGGCGATAATCTTGCGTTCTGCCGCAGAGACTCGCCGCCCCTCTTTGCGCGTGAACCCGGCGAGGTTCTCAAAGAGTGTGGCGGGCGCCGCTGCGTAGGTCGCGTCGAGTTCCGCCCGGACCTCGTCGGTGAGTTCGCCGAGGTCGAGTTCGGAGAGGTTGCGCCGGATGTCGTCGCGGGTCAGGGCCCTGCCCTCTATGCCGACCCGGAGTTGTTCGACGATGACCGTGGACCGGTCGAGTTCCGGGCGCTTGAGCTGGATGCGGACATTCAGGTCGTCGTAGCCGTTCGCCGTCAGGACCGGTTGCAGGAACGCCTCATACTGCTCCTCGATCCACGCCTGCGTGCCACCGATGAAGTTGTTCCAGACCCGCATGGCGCCGCTATCCGAGGCCCCGATCACAGTGCCGGCGCCAGACCGGAGGACGGTTGTCGGGTTGAAGTAGAACTCCAGCCAGGACACGAGGAGTTTGAGCCGGTCGGCGGCTGTCTGGTTCTCCCGGATCTTGACGTCTGGAAACGCCACGCCGGGCGGGATGACGAACCCGGTGTCCTTGCCCCAGGTGCGGACGAAGTTGTCGCCCCACTTTTTGAGGTCCGCCGTGATCGTCTCGGTGATCTGGGGGAAGATGAGTGGCGCCCCCACCCGATGCACCTGCTGGTCGGCGGCCTTGTTCGCGTGGTCGATAGCGCCGATGACGTGGTAGGCCGGGAGACAGTAGGCCCTGCCGGCGGGGAAGGGGGTGGAGGGGTCGCGGATGATCGCGAAGTTCTTGAGTTCCTGCATCGTCAGGCTGCCGTCGACAGTCTGGTAGGCCCGGACGCGCTTCTCCTTTGTATCCCAGATGATGCCGGGCATCAGGGGGTTCGGGGGCGAGGTGAACATACCGAGGTCCCGCGGCGGCTGTCGGAAGGGGAACATCTGCACACCGCAGATCTCGTCGATCTCGTAGCGGCCAT